CCTGTCATACTATCTTCGATGAAATAAACTTCTTTGAAGTCTTTTGTCAACTCGTGCACATCGTCTATACGTAAAATACTTTTACCAATAGAAGAATGTGTTTTAAAAAAAGGAATCATATTACCAATATAGATGGTAACATCGATTTGTCAAGATTATATCACTAAATCTTTAATTAAAATATTGTAACAATCTGATTTAAACTTCCATTTACCATTACCTCTAGGGTCTATCTGCCCTTTCTTACCGAATACAGCTTTATCGTAAAAATCTTTCTTTTTCATAAAACCGTAAACATATGCTATAGTGTTAGATTCATTAACACCAACAAAGCAATAAGCATCACACTTTTGCTTAGTATTATAATCAGAAACATTTAAGTTCCAATTTTTGTTTGGGGTAAATTGGTCTGAGAACTTTTTTGTTTTTATATCTATTTTGTAATCTTTGATTATTGTATCATAGTCATAAGTATTTTCGCCATTTCCTTTGTAAGCGTCTTTTACAATAATTTCTCCAACAGCACCCGCAAGATTACCCTCTCCTTTTGTGATGCTGTTGTTTAATTCTTTAAAATCAAAAAGCTTTTTAGCTCTATCTAATTGATCTTTTGTGATTGTGAATTTTTTCATAAATGTCTAGGACAACCTTTATAATATTTAATTGAATGTTTGCCACCGTATGGCACCATACTTTTATCAAAATCTTCTTGGAAACAGGATATAGTATGTTGTCCGTCTGCATCTAATATTTCTACATAAAAGAAATCAAATTTAAAAGGGCAATGCCACATTAAGGAACCATCTTTTTTCAGTTGACCTTTTTTCTCAGCAAAACCACATTGCAGTCTGCCGCTAAAAGTATTATCATCTGGAAAGCCTTTATCGTATGCAAAATTACTTTTGGCTGTAGATTCTGTAAAATTTTCTAGATAGTTTTGTATGTTCGCTAACTGCATTTCAAAACCTTCTAAGTCATCTTCCTCTAAAGGCGTCATTTTTAATAAGCCTTCTTTTTTTAAATTAAATTTTAAAAATAAAAATTCAGCATTCCTATTTACATATTCTGGAAACAGATGTTTAACAGCCAAACAGTAAATGTAATCTTGTAAGTTGTCATCTTTTTCTTTTCCATTAAATATTTTTTTAGATGTTTTATAATCCCTAATCAGTGCTATTTTTTTATCTTTGTATAAAAACAACTGGTCAATAAAACCTCTAATGTTGTATCCATTTTTTTCTATATCAAAGTCTAACTCTGCATAAGCCTCATCTGGTATACCCAATTCTTCTCCGTGAAAGTTGCAGCTTAAACCATTGAGAATCATTTGTTTAATTAAGTCCATGTTGTCTTCATCATCAACACCCATTTCTTTTGCTTCAGATAATATTTGATCTTTAACAACCTTAACTACAAAAGGGTCTTTTGCTTTAACAATTTTATTGTATTGAGTTTTGGTTTTTTGTTTGGATAAATGTTCAAAAACATTGTGGCATATAGAACCACGTCTAGCTCCATCATTACCTTTTTCTGGCAACTTAAGTTTATATTTAGACCAATATAACCAACTACAAGATTGCGCAGTTTTTATACGGCTTGCTGATAATTTAACTTCCATTTAAAATTTTTATGAGTTTTTTACAGTTACCGTTTTTAAAAAGATATTCGTTACTTTTGATTTCTTTAATAATCCAATCTTGTGTTTTTTTATCTGCTAAGTGCCATTTAAACCTTCTCTCGTGCCATTTATCAAAAGAAACACCGTTGTGTAGCATTTCTCCAAAGTCGTTAGCTAATGGTGGATTGATGCATATTTGATTTAAGTCATATATTTGTGCGAGTTTTGCGGCAGTTTTAATTGTCGCTTGAAGTCCAGAATTTATTTCTTTTTCTTTGTCATTATTCATAGCTATTATAACACGATCTAGATTAAAGCTATTGATAAACGAAATAATTTTTGAAGAAGCGTCTAATCCAAAAGCAACTAAAATATTTCTGTATCCAGATTCATACAAAGCTAAACAGTCACCAATACTTTCTACTATGACTACTTCTTTATCTACTTCAATCAAATGGTTTGGATAAACCCAATCTGTTTTGCGACCCATATGTTTCCATTTGGGTACACCATCACCTTCTTTAACAGTGCGGCCAGAAAAACCGTGTATATTTCCATCTAAATTGTAGATTGGAAAAACTATTCTACGATACATTTTACCATTTCCAGCATATCCACACTTAAATTTTTTTTGAGTTTCTGATGAAATTTTTTTCTTTTCATAAAAACTTCTAATCGGTAAAAGTTTTTCTAAAAAAGATTCTGGGTATATTTTTTCCATTTCTATTTTTTGTTCTGGCTTTTTACGTTCATAATTTTGTACAGCGTCACCTACATATTGTTTTAGTATTTTAGGGTCATTGGTTTTTAATGTTTCTTGTATTAGAGCTTGAAATGGTTTAGATTGATTATCTGCACCAAAATCTTTCCAAACACCGGTGTCTTTATATATTATAATGGCTGTTTTATTTTTTCCATTTCTATATAAAGCATTTGTACGCCAATGATTACCACAATCTTGTAATTGATAACCAAGTTTTTCTAAACTGTCTCTATAGATCGTCAAAAGAAGGTATGTTATCTTGTGTGTGTATTAAGTCGCCACCACTATTTCTAAAAGCGACTATGTCTCTTAAATCTCCACATTCTGTAATGTTAAAGTTTTTGAACTGTAAGTTGATAAAGTTCTTACGTAAGTTGTCATCAACTTGAACTGGTTCACAAGCACCTGCAATATCTTTGCCTAAGTGTCTTGCTTTAACGTTTATAAGTTTGTGTGTGCCAAATGAAGAACCGTCGTCTGCTATTTCATCAGTTGTCTTTTGTCTTAAAATAAACATATGGGAGCAGAATTGTGTGATTCTATCTGATAAGGAGACAATGGATTCATCGTCAACGATGTTTTGAGAGTTTCTGTTATTAGTGATACCACTACGATTAGATTGAACTGAGGTAATCATTGGTATAACTGGTAATCCATCCTCAAGAATTTCTTTTTGTATACATTTTTTAAACTTGTCTACCATTTCTCCAACCATTTGCCACTCTGATTTATTGCTAGATTGTTTATCTGAAGATGTTTTAATATAATCAAATGAAAAAATCATTTTGTTCCCACGACCAACTTGAGAATAGTAAAACCTTTTTAATGTGTTAATCATAGAGTCAACATCCATGCCGCCAACGTTATAATAATAAAATTTAAGTTGTTTAACCTTAGACCAAACAGAGCGAACTTTATTAACAACATCTTCGCCAGCCTGTCTCCATTTACCGCTTTCAAGTAAGTGAGATGGGACACCAGACAAAGCTGCACACTGACGAATTATAAGTTCTTCTTTACTCATTTCTCCGTTGTCGAAATGCAAAACTGGAACATCATATTTCATAGCTACCTTAGTTGAATAGTCCATGCAAAATTGAGTTTTACCTACACCAGAACGAGCAACTATAACAGTAATGTTTCCAGGCCTTAATAAGGAACCATAAATATCATTAATTTTTTCATGAGGGCCAAACATACCAAATTCTTCTACTGGATTATTGCCACGCTCTTCGATGAAGTGTTCCATTTCTTCATAAATATTTTTTGGCACATCGTCACCAACTTCAAATAAATTTATTTTTTCATTATATAGCTTATCAGCTAATTCAACTATTTGAAGATAGGGAACTTCTGTACTGATTGATTTCATCTCATCTGAAATTTTTTGACCAGTAGCATGTATTTCTCTTCTGACGCTATATTTTTTTAATTCTTTTATAGATGTTTGTATCTTATCATCAGAATGTATTTTTCTCATAGATAAAGATCTAACATAATCTAATATATTTATATCTTCTTCGAATTTGATACCTAAATCTTTGATTCTTTGAACTATGATAACATCGTCAATGTTTTCATTTCTTTCTAAAGACTTTCTTAATATAATAAAAAGTGTTTTATGTAACAACGAATTTTTGTCATAAAAATCCTTCTCACTTAAAATGTTAAGATAGTTTACAAATACTTTGGGTTTTTGTAAAAAAGCGGCTAAAACTTGTTTTTCTACTTCGTAGCTATAAATCATATGCCACTATACTGTAGTTAAATTCTAAAAAGTCAAGCGTCTTCTTCGTCTATTTCGGTAGATTGATCGTACGCATTCTCATTTAAATAAGTTTCTAATGCTTTAAGAAGGCCATATTCAGTTACTTGGGTATCGCATTTAGTATATACGATAGGTTCTCCTTTTTCTGTTGAATAAGCTAATATAAAGCCTTTATAAGAAGAAGGCCCTCCAGTTAATTCATAAAGTTGATCTAATATCTTTTGGGGGACTTCAAATTTTTTGAATTTGGGCTTTTCCATGTATTTATTTACACTTCGCTTAAAATTTTATCAAAATATTCTTCTGATAATTCATCATCTGGGTAAATTTCTATCAATTTGATCTCATTTAGTTCACAAAACTCCATTTTTTTGTTGTCTCTACGTATTTGACGTACAAAATTAGCTCTGGTTTTATGAAAATGCTTCACAAATTTGAGATGTTGCGCTCCCTGCACCTCTATAGCTATCTTTTTGGTATGATTGTAGAAGTCTAGGGTAAGTTGTGTACCTGCGACCTTAAACTCCTCATATACGGCATCGTAGCGCCAATGTTTGTGCAAATAAGATCTTACTGTACGTTGGAATTTGCTTCTGCATTTGCCATTCCATTTGATTTTGTACCTGTGTGCATTTCTAACAGGTTTTTCTTTGCCATATAAAGTTATAAAATTCATAAAAAAGCCCTCCCCTTATTATAGGGAGGGCTCATTCGTTTTCAAGTTAAAAGTTGAGAGCGACCCCAAAGTCAGAGGTTGATTCCCACTCTCCATTAGTGCCTTGAGCTGTATTTAAATCATTGTTTAGATAATTTAAGTTAGCGAACACTGTAAGGTGATCTAATGTTGTTTGAACACCAATTGTAGCTAAAGTATAACTGTAATCTGTTTCATACTGAAATGATTCACCATACTCTAATCCAACTGCGATAGCAAAGTGCTCAGTAAGATCTAGATCTGTTCCTACTGCGATATCTGCTGTATATTGACCACCCTCTTCTGTCGTAACAGAAACAAGTGAATCAATACCAAACAAGTTTACCGCATAAGAACTAACTAACTCATAAGCATTTACATCGTTAATAGAAGTAATATATAGTTCTGTAGCAACGTCTCCCATGAAAGTAGAAAGGACAGTACCAACAGTACCGTATAATTCTTCTTCATCAGCTTTTACTTGCTCGATTGAACCGACAAGTGACAGGCCACCAATTACTCCTAGTTCTGAAGACGCTTTAACATACCCAACGTCCGCAGATCCGTAAAGTCCGCCATCGATACGTTTTTCGTAGTTACCTACTTCTACGTCAATGTTCCATGACTTTACCGTTTGTTCTAGTTCTTGTGCCTCTGCTTTATTGCCTCCAAAAATGAAGAAAGCTGCAATAGCTGCGACAACAAGTCCCACTTTAATCTTATTATTTTTTAGTATTTCCATAACTTAAATCAACCCCTACTGAGGGTTAGATAGCCTTTACACTAGTTCGGCTATGTTTGTTTTGAAATAATCGATCAAGAAAGCACACAAAGCTTCGTTTTCTTCAATTAATTTGAATAAATTAGCTTCTCCTTGTATCTTTTCTGGTAGATCTGGAGCGGATTCCTCTACCAATTCTCTAAATTCCTCTTCTATTGTGATCCAAGCACCTTTTTTGGTAACAAATTCCCACATATAAAGCAAATCTACCAATTCTTTCTCTACCCAAACTGATTTTCCACCAACTCTACCGTACCTAATTGGGTATGAAATAGTATTATTGGTCTTTTCATTCGGTGATTTTTTGATAGTAACCTTTGCCCAATGTCCAATAATTGGATTTGTTTTAGGATCTGGTTGTTTTATTGATGGATTTTGTAAAATTAAGTCTGATTTAAACCTTGGCTCAAACTCCATGATATAATTAGCAAAGTGTAACAAGGCATTTCCACCCGTTGCTGACGTCTGACGTATCGGAGCTTTCGTATATGGGTCTAGTTTGA